CTGTGAAGTACCTCGCATGTATTGGAGTAAGTCCTTCTGTCCGCTCTACAGCGTTTCAGAAGCTTGGCCTCAATATGGCCAATTTCATTCCCACTCTTTGGGATTTGATTCCTTACTCGTTCGTCGCTGATTACTTCACCAATATTGGTGATGTAATGAATGGACTTGCAAATCTCAGCTCAAATGTGCGCTGGGTGATGAAGTGGACTATCATCGAAGACCTTGAAGAAGCCAAAAGCTTTTACAATGGTCCTGTCAGTGATCCCTCTCATCCTCCTTTGCAATATTGTTCTGGCGGCTACTTCTCCGTTTCGTCGAAGACCATTAATCGAGGAGTGTACGGGGGATCTCTTGTTCCACCTTTTAGGTGGGAGATACCTGGTGCTTCCTCTTTAAAATGGGCTAACTTGGCTGCTTTAGCCACTCAGTTAAGTTCAACGAGACGGGTTATCCAAAAATCTGTCGTTAACAACAAACTTATTCTTCTTCGGAAGGGTACGTTCTAGTACGACATACAACTGGAATCGTTATATGACGTTTGTTTCAGACCTCTCCGTAACTGGAGGTGCTCAAACTGGCTTTACCTCGCCTGTCTGGGTGCTTGTGGCCGATACCCCGCCTAACGCGTACAGCAAGCAATATGCTGTCACGAGTTTCACGGGTACTGTCGGTACTGCACGCGCCCATTCGGCAAGTGATCCGTTCACGGTTACGATGGAACGCCCTGCGTCTTTCAAGACGCCTGGCACCGTCAACCCCGCGACCGGGCAACTCGGTAACGTTCAGCGCAATGTCTACACGTTTCGTGTTCGGAAGGGCGTTAAACCCCTTTCCGGACAGAGTGCGCAGACCATGCAGATAGAGATGAAAATCTCTATTCCTGCTGGAGCGGACTCAGCGGACGCGGACAACATACGCGCGGCTCTCAGTTTGATGATCGGTCAGCTTAACGAAGCTTCGGCCGGCATCGGCGATGCGTTAATCACGGGAGTCCTTTAACTCCTACCTCTCTCCTTATGGAGGCGATATGAAGTTTGAGGTACTTTCCCATGGTTTCGAAGTTCAAGTCTCAAGGAATTGCAACTCTTACTGTGTTGTGGCGCCTCGTTTTAAAATGTCGGACAACGTCTACCTTGACGTTGGCGGCATTAAACTTGCTCGCTGGAACACGGTTTGGTGTTGCTTTCCTGAAGTTGATTCTTCTAGCATGTGTAGTAAAGTTGCTATTTCTAGCAACCAGCTATACTTGGATGAATTGGTCAGATTTGCTGGCGTTATTGGGGCTTATCTAGCTCCGATTACGTTGCCCGATCTGAATTCTATTCATCCACGCTATTTCACTGAAGTTTTCAGTGGAATTATAAAGGCGGCGATACCGACTGCTACTGCCGTTGCAATTCTCAATTCTGAGGGTTGCTTTTCCGGTAGACAGCATCCGGTGTTCACCTTCCCTTTATCTGAAGTCCCTCACCCGTTGTGCGCCGAAAGGCGTGCTAATTGGTTAACGGACTACAGTAACTGAGGTGCTAACGTTAGGAGATTGCTCATGAGCCATTTTTCTGAGCTGCTCTTCTTAGACTTGCTTGAAGACCTTGAAAGTTCGGTTCCAGGCTTCTGCTTGGAACCTTACCCAGGTATGTCCAGTAGTAGCTTTGCTGCTAGCTCACTCGCGCGGTCCTTCTTAAAGAAATTTGAGGATGACGCCACGGGTGCTGCTGACAGTGCTGCTATTACAGACTTC